CTCCGTTGTCGAGGTACGGCGAAAGGTATTCGTTCATCTCCCAAACCTTGTACTCCGAATCGGCATGAGAGGACGAGATCGTGCCGATGCCGAGCGTCATGTGCTGGATGAATCCGTGCGGGATATGCAACTGCTTCGCCGTGTTGTCGTAGGTGATACCGTCGCCTACCGCTGTGAGGTCGGTCTTGCTGGCGACGAACCGGAATTGCAGGCTCTCATCCCCG